CATATAATCCCCACCTTTTTTTACAAAATTATTATTTTTTTTAAATCTTTAACATTCAAAAGTTCTAGTGCTATATCTATACTTTCTTGTATCCCACACCCAAGTTTTTCTCTTACCTTTTCAGCTTCTATCGATATATCTTGAATTGTTACTCTATGCATACAACCCCATCTCCTTTTGTTTTTTTAAAGCTTTACGATAGTTAGTTCTATAATTTCTTGCCGAGCAATAACTTATATTATGCTTTTTAGATAATTCTTCTGTAGTAAGTCCTAATCTTACATCTTGTCTTATTTTTTTCAGTTTAGCTTTAGTTATCATATTAAGCCCCTACTTTTATTTTTTTTCTTCTCATAGACATCATTCCAAGCATAGATGGTTTAGGTTCTTTTTCTATTTTCATGTTTCTATATTTTTCAAGTTCTTCACTTGATAGTTTATAAGTTACAAGACTTTCACTTACAAAACTTTTAATTCTTTTGGCATATTCCTCTTCTATCTCCCAACAAGGAATACCAGTATAAATATCTCTAATCATTTGATTTACTCCCCCTATTCGCTTATGCTTACTTATGCGAAGCTATTTGTTATCTCCATGCCATTTTTTTCAAATCTAAGAACCTTGTCATTTCATTTAAGAATCCAACTTTTATAGTTCCAGTTGGTCCAAAACGATTTTTAGCTATAATAGCTTCTGCAATACCTTTTTCTTTACTATCTGCGTTATAATATTCGTCTCTATACATTAAAATTGCTAAATTAGTATCTTGTTCTAACTGTCCAGAACCTCTGAAATCTGACATTAAAGGTCTTTTATCTGCTCTGGCTTCACATGAACGACTTAATTGTGCTATTGCTATTACTGGACATTCTAACTTCTTCCATAGTTGCATTATTCTTTTTGATATACTTGCCAACTGTTCATTTTCTGTGTTTCCTTCTCCATCTTGTACCAATTGAAGGTAATCTATTATTACAAGGTCTAAGCCTTTTGTTCTTTTTAATTTCAAACATTTTGATCTTATTTCTGTAATTGTATATACATCATCTGTAATGTGAATATTTGAGTTATATATTACATTTGCAGCTTCATGTACTTTAGCCCATTCGTCTGAATTTAGTTTGCCTTTGTATATTTTTTCGCTTGGTATCAATGTTTCTTGTATTAACATTCTTTTTAATATTTGCTCCTTAGTCATTTCCAAACTGAATATTGCTACATTTGATTTTTCTCTTATAGCTGTATGTCTTGCCATATCTAGGGCAATTGAAGTTTTCCCCATACCAGGTCTACCGCCTATCAATACATATCCTGGTTGTAATCCATCTAAAACTTCATTAACCTTTTCAAAACCTGTGTCCAAACCTTTTATACCTTCAATCCTTCCACGTTCTTCTATTTCATCTAAAACCTTAAACATTAACTCTTTGCTGTCATGTATTTGTTTTACTCCTGAGCTTTCTCTGAGATTGTAAATATCTAATTCAACTTCGTCTATTAAATTTTCTCTTGATGGATCATCTTCTATTTTTCTAGCTAGTTGGATTAATTTTCTCTGTCTAGTTACTTTCTTTAACTCTTTCACATAGCTTGTATAGTTTTTAGGTGATGAAACACATGTAACAAGTCCTGTTATATACGATATATCCATCTTAGGTATTTTGCTGTATAAAGTGTTAATGTCTACCGCTGTATCTTCTGTTTTAAGTTCTTTAGCTGCTTTTAAAATTTGTTTATGTATTTCAAGTGTAAAATCTTCTTCATCAAGCAACTCTATTTCTTCTACAGCAGCTGCATCTAATAAAAAGCAACCTAATGTAGTTTGTTCTAAATCAATATTCTTCATATCCAACCCTCCTATAGTTCCCTATGTGCTGGACTTGCACTTTTAAATTCTTGCTTATGCTCCATACTATGCAAGTAATCTTCAAAAGGTCTATTAGGTCCAAGGAATGTAGCAGCATGTTTTATATATCTTTCTTCTTTCCCCTTACAATCTTTAGAGTAGTTTTCAACTGCTTTCATCAAGTCTTTTATATTAACCTTATCAACTTTATCTTTTAGAAGAGTGTTCCATGCCTTAAATGCTTTTTTCTTTTCTTTTCTTCTAGGGTATATCTTCCAAAATTCTTCGAACTCATCAGAGTAAACACACATATGTTTTATATTAGTAGAAGAATCTTTAGTAGAAGAATTTTTTGTTCGGGATTTGAATCCGTATGGCTTAGGATTTATATCCGTATCATTCGGATTCAAATCCGACTTGTTATTTCCGTTTGAAATTAAACTATAATAATTAATTCCTAATTTATAAAAAGAATAAACTCCGTTATTTTTTTTAGTTCTATGATTTAAAACTTCAGCTTTAGCTAACTTTTTAAATCTTCTATATATGCTGTCTACTTTAGTGAGTTTTAGTATCGGAAGTTCTTCCATTAATTTTTCATATCGAACCCAATAATAAAATTCTCCATCAAACATTTCTTTTTTCATATTTCCGCTATCTTTAAAATCTACAAAATACCTTAATATTAAAGTATCTGTAATATCTAATCCAAGATCTATAAGTCTTTGTTGACTAAAACCATGTATTGTATATTTCATTTTCTCCCCCACCTCACTTTATTTAAATGTCATTATTGCAACTACTGCTATTATTACTAAAATGAATCTTATTCCTATATATTTTTTCATCCGTTACTCCTAATCTGTGATATAATTAATACATAATTAAATTTTAAAAGCTTTTAACTTTAAGTTTCCAGCCCACCTGGAAGCTTTTTTATTTTTTTGTTTCTTATGGAACAAGCCACTAAATTGCATTTTAAGACCTCTTTTCCCTTGTAGTGTAAGTTTGTCCTAAATTCACCCTAAAAGTATTATTTTCAGTCGGCAATCACGTGAAAACACTATTTAAAGCTAACCCCTACCGTCTAAATTCTTACTTTTTATTAAATATAGTGAAAATGCAGCAGATATTAGCTCATTTATTTCTTTTTTTACATCATTCCATTCTTCTTCTTCATGTTCATCTATTTTATTATCGCAGGCAATTTCTACCATTCGTTTTTTTATGTCATCTATGTCTGTATACTCTTTTTGAAAATTAAGTACGCTGAGACTTAGAGTATTTAAATCGATACTAGGAAGAACTATTTTTCCTAAATCATCGTTTTGTTGCAAATGCATGTATCCCAGCCATTCTGCATTATAGAGTTTAACTAGTTGCTTTACTCTTGTAGAACTAGGAATCCTCTCTCCACTTTCATAGTATTGTAAAGTTCGAAGTGAAATTTCATCTTTCAGCAGTTCTATTACACTTTCTTGTGTAAGACCTGCAATTTCACGTGCTTTTTTATAAATATTTGTGTTATCAAAGTTCATTACCAAATTCCTCCATACAAGTTATAATTTAACTAAGGTTAACTGATTTGTATACCATGTTTTCCCATAACATTTCAAAGTTATAAATGCTATAATTTATATATGTTGTATATTATAGTTTACTGTTATTTGGAAAAACTTTTTCAAATTTTGATTTTAGTGTATTACATATTTTAGCTGCTATTTCCACGCTAGGTTTTTTTTTACCTCTTTCAATATCAGATAAATATGGTCTTGATATTCCAACGCTATCAGCTAATTTTTGTTGTGATAAATTTGCTTTATTTCTAATTTGTCTTATGTTGTTATGCAAATATATTCCTCCTCTCAGTAAACCAAAGTTTACATCTTAATAATACTATGTTTTACATAAGCTTGTCAACTATAATTTACAATATTTTTTCAAAAACATTATTTAATTTTTGTAAACTTTAGTATACAATTGAAACGAAGGAGTTGTTTGAATATGAATGAAAATAAACTTGGATTATACATAAAAGAATATAGAGAGAAACACAATTTAACTTTAAGAGAATTTTCTCAAAAGTGTGGTTTAAGCCACACATATATAGATAAGTTACAAAAAGGAGTTGATCCTAGAAGTAGCAAACCAATTTTCCCAACTATTGATACTTTGCAAAAAGTTGCAGATGCAACAGACATTTCTTTAAGAAATTTATTAACCAGACTTGATTATATAGACGATAATGTGAATGGAGCATATGAGTTTGTAGAAGATTTTGTAGCAGGTATGAAAAATAAAGGTGTAGATTTAAAAGGTGATTCTTTAGATAAAATTTTAGATAAAATTTTAGAAGCAGCAGAATTAATAAATAAAATCAAAGAAAAGTAGCTAAAATTATTAGCTACTTTTTTTCAATTCCTCTATATTTAAATCTATTATTTTTTTTATAAAAATATTTTTTTCTTCTAAAGTTATACTATTAATTACTTTTTCTAGTTTTTTTAATTTTTCTTTCATATTCCCTCTGCCTCCCTATAATACATTTGTAAATTACCCACATCTTATCCACATTTCATCCACATTATTTGCAACTTATCAACAAAAGTGTTCGATAAGTGTTCGATAAACGGTATATTAATAATTATACATCAACTAAGTGTAATTGCACAATAATTGTATTCAATTGTTGTATATTTTTTTCTAAGCATACTGTCCACTTCCCTTTCTGAATAGGTCTTTTTGACTACTTGCCTGTATTATATATCTTCGTTTAAAACATGTCAATATATTGCAATTACTGGGTTTAAAGTTATTTTTATTTCGGCACTCTGCCGTTATTTTTTTATATAAATTCAATATTTTTTTATGAATATCAAATTTATATTGCATAAATTTAATTTAAATATAGTCTAGTAATTAGAATATTTTAAACATAATTATGAATAATAGATTATTGCTAAATGCAAATATTTATATCCGCTAATTAGAATATATTACCACGGCATTCTGCCGAAACTATGTTATATAATATTTGTCAAGGGGTGTCGAAATTGCCAAAATTAACAGGAATAAAGTTGAAATTTATACGTGAATCTTTAAAATTAGATAGAAAAATATTTTCTGATTTTTTCGGAATAAATGTAAGAAGATACGAAGAGTATGAAACAGGCAGAAGATGCATGAATATACAAACACTACGTCATATTGCCGATAAATTAGATATTTCTATAGATTTTTTAATGTGTAGAAGTGATTTTATTATATTAGACAATGAAAAAGATATAATGAAAAGAATAGCAAATAGAATTAAATTATCATGATATAATTATGAGTAAATACATAAAAGAGGTGTGACATTTGGATTCAAAAACTCAGATATTATATGAAATGTACAAGTATATGCAAAAAAATGAATACTCTCCTACTGTTAGAGATCTTTGTGAGTTAGTTGGTTTGAAATCTCCTTCTACAGTGCATTCTCATATTCAAAAACTAAAAAAAGAAGGTTATCTATGTCAAGAGCCTACCCTTCCAAGAACTCTTATTCTAACAGAGAAAGCTTTGAAATTATTAGGATTAGAAAAAAATACTCAAAAAAGTTCTGATTTTATAAATTTAGACCATAAAATACTTTTAGCTGCTAAGTTTTGTTTGAAAGAAAATAATTTTACATTTTTGAAAGAGTTTGAAAATATAATAAACAAAGTTAAAAAGCAATTATATTGATTTAAGACTATCTTGAGATAGTCTTTTTTACTATTTAGAGGTAAAAAATGTTATAATTGTATTGAATATACATAAGAAAGGGGTATTTTGAGTGAAAAAGAATATCAAATGGATAGTTATTGGATTTGTAGTTTTATGCTTTTTAGGCGCTATTACTTCTGGAAGAGATATGGAACAGGTTAATAATGAGCCTATACAAGCAGAAGAGGTTAGTGCTAAAACTCCAATTAATGAATCATCAAATAATAATATTAATACAAATTCAAATTCAAATGAAGTAAGTGAATATGCGGCAAGTGTTAATGAAGTAATAAGTGAGTTTGTAGAGGCAAATGATAATTTCAGTAAATGTTGTACTCAAATGGGAGAAAATCCTTCACTTCTAATGGATCAAGATTTTATTTTAAATATGGCTATGAATATGGGTATTATAAAAAATTGTTACACACAAATTAAGGACATTGCTCCACCATCAAAAATGGAGAATGTACATACCGATGTTGTAGATGCTTTTAGCAAATACGATAAAGCTATGGATATATTCGGTGAAGGAGTAGACAATATGGATGTTGATAAAATAAATCAAGCTACTCAATTATATATGCAGGGAACTGATTCTATTAATAATGCGCAAGCAAAACTTTTGGAAGTAGGAATAACTTTTTAGTAAAATATGTATCTAATTTATTCATTAACAGCATTAAAAGAGTAGAAGATTTCTACTCTTTTTTTTAATTGCATTAATTATTCTTTTAAGGTAATAACTCTTTACCATTTTTATAATTTAATTTGGAATAAGTATTGACTATGAAAGGTTTTTAATAGATGCTTAGAGGGAATGAGGGAGTGAATGGACAGAGTTAGCCCCTATACACGAAGAAAACAACTGTCTTAATCGTGTATAGAAGCTAACTTGTCAAATGTATGCCCATCAGTCATTCAGTCGTTTCATTTGCCTTCTACAAATTAGTAGTTTTCACTATACACAAACTTTTCACATATAAAACCATGCCCTTATATGCTCCTTACGGTTTGTTTGTGTACCCTAGTCCCTAAAGACTACATAGTACCACCCGAGCCATTAATGGTTGCTCTCACCTACAAATAGAGGACAGTAGAAGGCTTGTCCATACTATAGGGGTAGTGTTTTCATTAACGTTGGAGATACCTGCTCCTATTTCGGTTTTAATAAAGGTTAACCGAAATGCTTCAAAAAACCTTGATTGAATGCACAAAAAAACGTTAGCAATATTACTCGCTAACGTTCGTTATATGTAAATATATTACATCCGCACAAAATTTCTTAAAAATACTTGAATAAATTAAGCTTAGATTGTATACTATACTTAATAAATAGTTCAGTTGAGATTTTTCTCTGTGCGTTTGGTTAGTTCGAGTAACCAATCGTGCAACTTCTTAGGATTGCCGTCCTTTGAAGTAGCTGAGCTTATTTAATTTTTTGTAACTTCTTAATTCTAATTCTAAAACTATTTAACAAAAATGTCAATCTAAATAAATTTAAATCAAAATAAAAGATGCCTATAGTGGCATCTTATTTCAATTAAATACTTTATTATGTTTTGATTGATGGCAATTCTTACATACTACTTCTATGCTATCAAAGTTTTCTCGGCCCTTCTGCCCATACCCGAAAGATTTATGATGTAATTGTAGATTAGCACCTTTAATTCCACATCTAGTACAAGCCTTATGATTCTTTAAAACTCTATCTCTAAAATATTTCCAATGCTCTGATTGTAAATATAATTTATAGTCGATTTTTTTAGCTGCATCTAAAAATTCTTTATACTTTTGATTAAATTCTTCTAAAGTTATATTATGATCTGTTACTTCAGTAGAATCTTTAATTTTAGGTTTATTTTTTTGATTCTTCTTATGTTGTTTTATAGCGATTTTAGTAACTCCAGTTAAAAAAGTTCCGAATCCTCTAGCCATTTTACCACCTCTTTGGTACATAGTATTGACTATAACTTACTTAATAAATCATTCATATTACTAAAATCTGTTTTAATTTTAAGTACATCAAAATATTTACTAGATTCTATTTTTTTATTAGTTATTCCTAATATTATGGGAAATGTAGGTAAATATTTTTTGTAGTCTTGACTTAGATATAGCTCTTCATATTTTTTTGTATTGAATTTATTATTACTTATTTCTATCTCAATACAAGCTATATAAGTATTTTCATTATATTTAAAAGCTACAAATCCATCTGCTCTTACATTGCTTAATGTTAGTTCTTTTTTAACTTTTATTATCTCAATATTATTAATTTTATTTAACTCTCTTATAAAGTCTGTAAGTAATAAACTGTGTTTTGTTTGATTTGGTTTTCTATCTATATAATATATATATTCTTGGCCCACATATTCTCTATATCGTTTTATAACTTTATTATCATATAAAGTCTTTAACCTACGTTGAGCAACTCTCAAAGAAGGATAAAACATATCTGACAGTGTAAAAGTTTTAGCAATTTTAACTTCTTTTAAAAAGTCTAGCATTAACTGATCTCTCTTAGTAATTTGATACATTCTGCACCTCCTACAACTTATCTAAAAAGTCTAAATCCTTTACTATACCTGGACCTGTTTTTTCTGTATCAGTTTTTGAATTATCATTTTCTTTAGGAGGATTAAGAGTTATTATTTTATTTTTCTTACTATCTATTTTCTTTGTTATGTTATTTGATTTTTTAATAAATTTATCTTTAAGTAGTTTCTTTATTTGATTATCTGTAATAAAGAATCCTTGAAATTCTAATTCTTGATTATTATGTCTAACTATACCATGCCCTCTGCCTTTCAAATAAGCTGCTTTATCATGATCTAATATTAATCTACTATTAACATTATTTTGAGTTTTAAAAGCTATTATATTAGGAATATTAGCTTTAATTCGGCTGTCTAGGGATTTGGAGCAAGGTCTTTGTATTGTAAGAATAAATTTAACATTACAAGCTCTGGCCAGTGCTAAAAGTTTTATAAGAAGTGTATTTGTAACCTTGTTATCCATAAGGGCAACATATTCTTCTATTACAACAACTAGCGGATACATTTTATTGTTATATTTCTTGTTATATTCTTTATAATCATTACAATCACTTTCAAATAGCAAATTGTATCTAGTATTAACTATTTCTTGAATTTTGAATAACATTTCTGTTGTTTCTTCTTCACTCTTACAGAAATATTTACAATTATTTAGTTTAGCAAACTTTTTAAGTTCTACCCCACCTTTTAGATCACTTAGCCACAATTCTTTATTCTGTAGAGATAATTGAGTAATTATAGTATTAAGACATACAGATTTACCACTTCCAGTAATACCACTGATTAAAGTGTGACACTCTGTAGAATCTAAATCTATAGACACAAGATCTTCTCCAAGAGCATAGCCTAAGTTTATTTTTTTATTATTTATAATTTCAAAGTCATATTTATCTTTTAGTGCAACAGATACAATTTCTATAAAGATACATTTATTGTTGTAAGTTATATTTACTTTGTTATTAAGCATAGCTTCGATATTATCTTTTTGTTTTATAAAGTCATTTACATTAATTCCTAATGGTAGTGCAAATCTATATATTAAACCGTTTTTTGTTTCTTTAGATTCTTGGAATAAAGGATATTGGTCTAACTTGTTTTTTAGTTCTACAGATTTAAAAAATTTATCCCAATTAATATTATTATCTGTAAAATGCATAGCGATAGCTCCTACACCTAAACTTATAAGACTAGCTGGAACTAATATAGGTATGGCTAGTGTAGATACAAAAGCTGTTGTTATAACTCCTGTACTAGCTGTTAATGCTCCTAATTCTAAAAGATTATTATTACTCATAATGTACATACCCCCTTATACTTATACAAACTTGCCTATCTCATCTATCTCTTTCCTCTTCATCTTCTTCTGCTTCGGTAGTGCTTAATGATTCGCCCTCAGACTATTCGTTAGTAGTATATAAGCCATATACATAGTTCGCTCTAACGAACACTCTTAACGAATAGTTTTGACGTATAGTTATTGTTATGCTAGATAGCTTGTATAACTTACATTGTCCTAAAAAGTTTTTATGATATTAAATAGAGATTTAACTCTATATAGAAATTAAAGGGATTGGATTATATTTGTTTAATATAAAAATAATAATTAAAATAACGAACTAAGCAAATAATAAGTAATAACTAAGTAAATACTATAAAAATACTAAATAGGTCTTGAACTCTAATTAATAAAATGATATTATGTTTATATACTACTAAGCAATAACTAAGTAAACACTATAAAATTATTAAGGGGAGATTTTAAATGCAAAATGTAATAATGAGTATTGATGCTGGTAAAAATTCTGTAAAAGTAATATGTGAAGGTATTAAAGCTTTTAAGTTTGAAAATTTAGTTTTGAAAGGTGAAAGAACTAAAAAGCCATCTAACTCTAATTCTTTTGAAGTATACTTTGCGGATGAAAGATATATCGTGGGTGATAAGGTTAGAACATTAAAGGACTATTCTTCAAACAAAATTATAGAAAGTAATAAAATAGCTATTTACACAGCAATAGCAAAAGTTTTGGATATGTTAAAGATAGATAATGCAAATATTAGATTAGTTACAGGGCTTCCGAATGAGCATTATACTTCTAAAAATGAAGAAGATCTAAAAGCTTTACTTATAGCGAATGAGATATCTATTAAGATAAATGATATTGAAAAGAAATTTACTATAGATAAAGATAATATTTTTATTCTTCCTGAAAATTATTCAGTTGACTATGAATCAATTCCAAGAACACTATTATTAGATTTAGGATATAGAAATACAAACATAAATCTAATTGAAAATGGAGATATGATGCAAGAATATATGAAGCACTCTGAAAAAGGTATTGTAACTCTAAAAAACAAAATAGCTGAAGAATTAGAAGCTATATACAATGAGCACTTTGAGATAGAAGATATAACGGACAATATAATAGTGAATGGACTACCACATGATGCGGATAGCAAAGAAGCAATTAAGAAAGGCATTATAAAACATTTTGAAGAGTTAATAAATGAGATAGAGAGCAAAGGTATAAAAATGAGAACTGTAAATCATATAGCATTAAGGGGTGGAGGAACTAAGCTAATAAAAATGGAACATATAAGAGAAATATTCCCTAAGCATTCTGAAAAAGATTCTGTAACTATAGAAGGTGATGAATATAAAAATGCGGATATATTTCAAGCTGTAGGAGTACAATATTTTGGAGATGATATAGATGAGTAAAAAAAAGATATTGTTAGAAATAAATGAGGATAGCGAATATTATAAATTTATAGAAGAGCATAGAGGTAAGAGAGAATTAAGTTTTACAGCATGTGCTAAACAATTACTATTTGATAAAATAGATGATCTTAAAAAAGAAGATATTGGAGAAATAAAAAGTTTAATAACAAAGTTAACAACCAATAATGTGCAGCCTGAGGAAATAAAAGTTAAAGAAGAAGTGAAAACTAAAAAAGATATGCTGAAAAATATAAAAAACCTAAAAAAATAATAAGTTTACTAATATGAAATAAAAGCTTGAAAACAGTCATTTTTGTTATTACATTATCAAAGTGACTGTTCTGTATATTATGCGAAGTAAATTGAAATTTTAGTTCAGGAGGGGTAATTATGGATAAATACGATGAAATTTCAGAAAGAATAAAAGTAGAAGAACAATTAGAAAAGGATTTTCCTGCTCGTAGTTATACTGATAATAAAGAATACTTAGAAAAAATAAAAGCTTTTCTAATTAAAAGATATAATGCTAATTCAGTTGACTTTAGAATTAAAGATGAAGATTCTTGGTATTTTGCAAATGCTGATTCTAAAGAAGTTAATTATTTCATTGATTTTAATGCATATGTTCGTATAACTAAAAATTATGGAGATATTCAAAGACAAGATACTATTCAAGTTATTATTAAATATGAATATACATATTTCTTTAAAAGTGAGAAGGTTTATGAAAATTTTACTACGTATCAAGGTATTGATAGTGTTTATATACAAAGTCCTGAAAATGGTTATTCAGAGTATTTAGGCTTAGAAAAAGTTAGAGATTTTTAGTTTCGGAATAAGATATTAATAAAAATAAAAGGGTACTCGCATTGAGTACCCTTGATTTATGTAAACTGATAAAACTAAGATGTCTGTATATAGTATATGTAGTTTTAATTAATATATGTCGCAAATTTCTTAATTAGAAGTTCTACATATTCTTTTTTCCAAGTACCATTATTGATCCAATAGTTTGGACTATCAATCACACCTTTTTCAACTAATTTATTTATTGCAGATGTTAGATCATTATCTTCCATTTTAATTTCTCCTTTCATAATATTTATAAATCTTGTCCAAGGGAATTTAAGGCCAGGACAAGATTTATAATGAGCATAATCTGTATGTTTCTTAATATTATTAGTAGGTATATTATGTCTTTTCATTATGTCATTTACTATTTTAATTAATGTTGCAAATTGATTGTTATTAGGTTCATAATTATCAAAGTTTCCAGTAAGACAAATATGTATACCTTTGTAATTCATCTTAGCTTCTTTACAAGCAGCAGCAGTATCATTTTCAACTCTTCCTTTTTGTAGTGAACCTTCTTTATTAATAACATAATGATAACCTACATCACGCCACCCTTTAGAAATATGATATCGTCTAAAGGATTCTATATCTCCTGTATCTGTTGCACTATGATGTATTACAATATGTGTTTTATTCATTAGTTTCACCCTCCTTATCGAATGTAGAATATACCCCAACTCCTATAAATAGATAACTAAGTATATCTACAATATCTTTTAATAAGTTCTCATCTATATTAACTCCATACTTTTGACATAATTGATAAATAACACCCACTAAAGCTATAATGAATATTGGATTTTTCAATCTTTTTTTCATGTTTTTACTCATAACATCATCTCCTTTTTATTTAAATATTACTTGCTGAATTGCATAAAAAAAGAAGCCTATAAAGCTGCTTCCCAATAATCCCATAAACCATTTGATTGTTTTTGTTAAATCTTCTATCTGTTTACATAAATTTTTTATTTGGACCTTATATTCTCGACTATCCTCAGATAAATCGTCTAACCTTTTAGAATGTCCATTTAGCCTATTCTCATGTTCTTTTATTTTTTCTTCTATACTTTTATGCTTTTCTAAGCATAATTCTGTTGTCATTCAACCAGCTCCTTTTAAGAATAAACTTCATCAAAAATATTTTGAACTTCAGCAAGATTTCCTCTTGCATAAATTTGAGCGGTTACTCCAGGATCAGAATGTCCTAAGAATAATTGTATGTTCTCTATAGCTACACCCGCCCTTCTACACCTAAAACCCGCGCTGTGACGTAAAATATGAGGATGTACATTCTTAGTTATACCAGCACGTTTAGCAATATTTTTTATACTATCTTGTATAGATTTTTTTGAAAGTCTATTGTTTTCTCTGCTAATAAATAAAGCTTCTAAATTATCTTTTCTAGACTCTATGTACTTTAAAATATTTTGTTTAGCATATTCAGAGAAAACACACATCCTTTCTTTTTGCCCCTTTCCAATAACTTTAAACTGTCTATTATTAAAATTTAGGTTATTTCTATTTAGCTGCCAAATTTCTGTAAGCCTGCATCCTGAAGAATAAAATAAGGAATATAGAGCTAATCCTCTTATATCATTTTCATCTTCTAAATACTTAAATATCTGTTCCATTTCCTTTTCTGTTAAAGGATCTCTATGTCGAGGATGTATTTTTATTTTGTCTATTTTATCCATGGGATTTTTGATATTTAAATAGTCTTTTTTAATCATTGTTTGGAAGAACATATTTATAGTGCTGAATTTTCTAGATATTGCATACTGTCCATTCTGCCTATCTTCCATGCAATATTGTAGAAAATCCTCTAAATCTATATTTGTTACATCATTCAAGTTTTTATCTCCTAAAAATCTAAGAAGAACAGTTAAGTCTGAATGTATAGCTTTAATACTTTCAGTAGTAAGGCCTTTGTTTTTACATAACATTTTGTATCTATTTAGTAGTTTTTCATTTGCTGGATTCAAGCTATCACCTTCTTATGTCTTTTCTGAAAATGGGTATAAAAAAAGAACCTTTTGTTGGTCCTATTTGCTACGTTAAATGTACCTTTAGATAATATTTATATATTACTTACTATTTTTTCGGCTATAACTACGGCATATTCACTAGGTACAACTTTCTGAGTTTCATTTGCCCTCTGGCTTTCATCTAGAATATACTTCCCAGCCTTAACCAAAATGATATAAGCATTTGCAACATATTCAAACATATTATATACCTCCTTCAAGTTTTCTTAATCTTTCATCGAAGCTAACTATTGTTTCAGCTAACATTATTTTTTCTTCATCTATTACAGGGTTTTCTATTATCTTCAATTCTTCTTTTATTTCTTCTATATCTATAATTTCATTATTTGCTGTAATTGCTTTTATTAAATTATTTGTATTTACTTTTTCGAGTAATTCCAAATTTTCGATTTTAAATATATTTTGATTTTCTGAAAGAGTAAAATTTGAAATATCTATATCGCAATTATGTTTTTCAATTATTTGATTAGAGGTTTTATCGCATATTATAATCATTATTTTACAACCTCCCAATCTACCGTAACTTTTATACTTTTAGACACAGAAGTATTTGTATTTCTGAAAAGTATTATTAAATTACTTCCACTAATATAAGCATTATCAACAAATACACTATTTTCGTAATCAGCTAAAACTCCTAAGTATGAATCTAATATTTTGCTTCTAAAATCAGCACGGTATGCACCAGTATAACCAGAATCAGCAATTGTTATGGATGATTTAGCTGTATTTGTAAGATTATCGAAAAACACAATACCTCTTAAAACACTATTAGTATTATTATCTTTGTATATCAATTTACCCTCTTTATACCCTGTGCCAATAGGAATTGTTTTTGTTAGTGCAGAGTTAGCTGGAATAGTATCTGTATAAGTTACTTGTCCGGTTGTTTGCTGTCCAATACTATTCCATGATACTTTATCCGCATCTGTTACAAATCTATGACTACTATCTTGAGTAATTATACTAGCTGAGTGTGTAGAAGGGTGAATATAATTATTTGCTCCTGTTGCTATTCCCGCAAGTTTATTTTTCTCTGTAGTTGTATAATCTTCAGTGCTCAATCCTTTTCCAGCAATTTTATCAACTTTATTATCTGATAAATTACCCATCCCATCTTTCATGGTATCAACTTCACTATTAAGTATTTTAATTTGGTTGTCTTGCATATTAGCTTTTTTATTTAAGCTTGATACAGAATTGTTTAAGCTATTAAGATTATCTTTTACAGTACTATCAACTATTGCGGATATAGTTGGTATCGTGCTCAAACTACTGTCATATTCTGCTACATACTCGTAATATTGTCCCTCTGTACCACCACTAACAGTAAAACCTAATCCATCAGTATCTATAGTAATAGTAGTTAAATCTATAGTAGTTAAAGCTCCAGTATCTTTATCAATAAGAGATACATTTTCTAAAGACTTAACAGGTATATTATTAGCAACTTGTATTTTACCACCTTGAACATATCCAACATCTCTATAAGCATTTTCTACGTATAGAGTTCCATCTTTATAGGCCTGTAGTATTTGAGGTGGTAACTTGGTTTCTATAGGTTCAGCTAACTGATAATTTAGTGCTTGTGATGGGAAATTAGCTTGTGCATCTGTTAAATCTGTATATGTTCCTTTTGGTACAAAAAACCAAAATCTATTATTAATATTAGTATTGTACTTACCTACATAATCTGCTGGTGGATCAGTTTGATATGGTACTTCTATTTTTCCAAATACATTTGTTTCACCATCTACACTATTAGTCGGTAGCTTCATATCACTTGGAATATTAATTTTTACGACATCAACATTAGTTAAATTATTTTGATATGATACTATATCTGCACCTGTAAAAATAACATCATCAATTACTCTCTGAATATGCACACCTTCACTAACATTAATTTCATCATACACGTTACCTACACTTCTTCCGATAGGAGGTAAATATACGACACTTTTTTTGTATGGTTCGTAAGGTGTCATTGAAGATGCTTTTTCAAGTTGTAATATTCCTTTTAGTGCATTCATGTCATTATCTCGAGAAGTTTTGTTATCATAGCTATAAAGTGTAAATCTAACATATTTAGCGTTAACAGGGGTTATGAAAATATCTGCTGTTCTATTCATTCCTCCAGTGCGAGATATTGCATTTTTATTTACATCATAAAACCAAGTAAAAGATTTTGGTGCTGTAGTAAGAGTACTTAAAACATATTGAGTGTTAGGCTCAACTGGGATATAGTTTTTACTTCTAAAAGCTGTATCTGTATCATAATCTGAGTTTATTCCTAATGCCGAATCTATATATCCATATTCTAATTCTCCATCAAATAGATTTTTACATATACTCTTAATACGTACTGGTAATGTAGAATTAGCACCATACGCAAGTTTTCCAACTTCTATATCAGTATAGTCACCTTCTAATATTCCGTATATTTCAAAATCAATATACTTACCTTCTGTGTTGTTACCTGGAACAACAAACTTAATATTGTTATTTGTTGTGTCACTAGATGTATTGAATAAAACTTTGTTTATACCTAGATTTTGTGGTAAGTTAATATCTGTGTCGATTATAGATTCATATCCGTTCATTACAAATGTACCATCTAAGTCTTTTTGTTTCACAATGTAAACTAACGTATACTGAGTTGATGATTGCAAATTAGTTGGTAATTTTGCATACTCATTCGTACTATTTTGTACCAGATGTATGCCATTAGCACCCTTAGTTGTTCCACTTCCAGCTATTACCCAATTTGCATAATCAACTCCATTGTCTGCATAGTTAAAAAGCGTATTTCCTCGTAAAACAACGTCACTAAATTGACCATTAGTTGCTGCTGAGGGCATTGGTATTATACTCGCAGTAGCTTCTATTGGTATTGTATTTTCTTGAAGTTCCGAACTAATTTTTTCTACTTCTGAATCTGTATAATCTTTTGCATTAGTTTCAGCTGTATCTGCTTTTGATTGAGCACCTGTAGGAGTTTCTTTTGCTGCTACTTCGGTATCTATCTTATCCCAATTGTCATTAAGCATAGTTTTTATGTTGAATGTATCATTACCATCTGCTACAGGATCTTTTTTATACAAACTTAAATTTGGTGTATTACTAGGCATTATACTTCACCTCCTGCAAATTTATTTAATTTAGTATTTTGAATATCATTTAAAGTCATTACATTATGTATGTCTTTAATAAGTAAGTAAGCAAATTTATATATAATGCTTAAATGTGCTGGCTTTATATCATCTAAAGCTTTTCTTAAATCTTCTAAATTAGAAGGTATTCCATAAATCGAATTGAATTTAATATCTAATTTTCCATTAAAACCAACCTCTACATTTCCATTTGTCCAAGCGTCTACAACCATTTTTATTAGCTTTGCATCTACTTTTCCATTACCTCTTGTTTTAGATTTAATTACTGATCTTCTTTCTTCATAGCTTTTAGTTATGTCTGTTTTAATATTTGATTCTTCTTCATATATAACAAGCCCCCATGTAGCAGTATCTATACTTAATTGTTTTTCTAAATCATCTATATCTATATCTTTATTTTTAAATTCTAAATCAATAGGAGTAAGTACATCATTTATTACCTTAGATTTTCTTTCATATGAAGGTAAATAACTTATCATTCTATCTTTATACAATAGTAACACCACCCATTACAGGTACTTCTTCATTTGTAAGAATAATATTTTGAGTTAAGTTATTCATAGTTAAGTTAGAATAATCTTTTATGCCTTTAGAATCTAAAATAATACTTCCTGTTTTGTTGTAACTTATCGGAATTGGAACGTTATTTTCATCTGTTTCAAATGCTAATTGTTTTATGTAAGAACTTATATTATCTTCTACAGATTGCTGCCTTACTGAATCTTCTATAGAAGTATCTTTGATGGCAACAAAACTAGTATTAATAATTTTAGGAGTAGCACTTGTTACAGTACAAAAAGCACCAATTGGAGCTTCTCCCTCTCCAGTTCCCCATAAAGTCCATTTATTTTCACCTTCTATATATATACCTTTAGGATCAATATGATTTTGTACTTCATTTACTAATTCAGCACTTGCAGGTTGTTTATTAGAATCTATAATAACTACTTTTACTGTATTATCTCCATTCCACAAAGGGAAAACCTTGCAATCTCCAACCCCTACTACTTCTTTAGCCCAATTACGATAGTGCCACTTGTTTCCACTTGTTGCAGGAGTTTTAATCCTTTCATAATATCTTTCTAATAACTGTTCATCAGTTTCAGCATCATATCCATCCGTAACAGCATTAAGGTTAGTAACAGTATTGAGTCCCGAAATAGTTATAGGAAAATATTTAATAGCGCCTACTGGAACATTACCTACACTTCCAGGAAGTTCACATTTTACTGTTACTTCTAACTGTTCAGTATTATCTATGGTTTTAATCTCCTGTGCTATGAAATTTACTGTATCAGCTGCAACTATATCTCCAACATTTATGATTGCACCTTCTGTACCATTTATAATTACAGTAGTAGTTGAATAAGTTGATTGTTTTTTTGTTATTCCAGTTCTTTCATATACTCGCTGCTCTAGTTCTTCACCTTCTAGATTTTCAATGCTAAGTTTTTTCTCTACACCATTTATTTTTTTATTTACATTTTCAAACTCTATTGAATTAGCTTTTGTAACATCATAATGAAATTCTCCTTCTGATTTATCATATTTATCAGAAATTTTACTAAGCATTCTATCTTGTATTATTTTGCTAGTTTCCATCTAAAAAACTAACCTCCTGTTCAAAGCTTCTATTATCTTTTAGATTTACTCTAAAAGATATATTGATTCTAATACCTTCTATATTTGTTGCAAAACTACTTATACTATCTATTTCTACATGCTTAATAAGTGCATTTGTAATTTCTCTTTTAATCTCAGATTCAACAAATCCTTTAGGATATTTTTTTCCTGCTAGAAGCTTCTTAATACTTATTCCATACTCATCTTCTTTATTTTCTTTTTCATAAATCTTAAATTTGAATTTTTCAGTTCGAAGTATTTTTTCTATCCAAACTTTCAGTGCATCTATATCTTCTACAACTACTAATTTACCGTCTCTTAATACAAAGTCACCATTTTGAAAATCAAATAAAAAACATCTACCGATTCCATTAGTAGATGTTTCTGCTGTTTCTTCTTCAATTTTCGTTGTTGCATTATTTAAATCTAGTGAAGGAAACATCTATACACCTCCTACAACTTTGTTATCTTGTCTATTATAAACCATGTTTGTTCATCTGCTGTATGACTTAATAATACTTCATCACCTTGTTTTAGTTCTTCTGTAAACTTAAAATAATTCTCTGTATTCCATAAGGATTTATCTGTAGAAGTTTGATATTTTCTTATATTTTCTAACATTAAACTATTACACATATATAATTGTTCTCTATATAAAATTACTTCTCCATTTAATATGGATATTTTTAATTCTGGTAATTTTTCTACTACTTTTCCAACTATATTTCCTATTTGAGTTTTATTTTCTCTTCCTTTAAATATCTTAGCTACTTCTACACTATAATCTTTTTCAGCCATCAAATCACCTTCTTTACTGTTATTGAACATTTATGAATACTGTTTTGATATGTGTGTTGACTTGTTTTAATCAGATATTTGCCTATTACTCCATAGTCCGTTACATTCAAATCTAACAATCTACCACATTTTATTTTATTGTTTCCAAGTAAATCTATAGTTATATCTTCACCTATCCTGTTTAATTCTTTAAGTTTATTTTTAGCTATATTATTAGCCTTAGCAGAATCTTTTTTATCTACACTCATAACATCTTGCAATAATCCAAACTTTCCTATATTAGCATTGTCTTTTGCACTAGCTATAATCTGTGTTGACTTCTCTTCATCAGAAACTACCAATATACTATTTTTCATTTCTTGGATACTTTCAGTTTTAGTTATGTTTCCTATTGCATCTAGTACATTAAATGCCTGTACATTAACAGCAGGTTGATATGTAGCCTGTATAGTCTCAAATCCTTGCTCTCTAATATATAAAGTATCTTGTACCATCTCATAAAAATACTTTTTACCTATTTCTTCTTTAACCTGTTTTAATATATCCGAAATCACTTCAGCAACTGTGTTATCTTTATATATTTTAGTTATTAGAGTTGCCATATTTGGAACTACTACTTTAACTCCAAATTTTTCGCATATCTTTTCAATGGATTTATTTGCAGAACTCTTATAAAACTGTATTATAGTTTTACTTTTGTTAAGATAAAAAGCATAATCAAAAGCTGTTATATCTTTACTATATCTATTAGTAGTAACATCTGTTATTATCCCTCTAAAAGTTTCAATATTATTATTATATTTAATTATTTTATCTCCAATTTCAACTAGATCATAATTAACTAAATATTTATCTTCTTGATTTCTTACTACACTGAAATCAACTCTAACTCCTAGAGTTTCAATAGAATCTTCCCATTTTAAATTACCAACTATTGATGTTATATTATGCTTTGCACCATCATTTTTAATTAAATAAAGTGTGTAATTGTCCAAACTATACACCTACTTTTGTGAACGTATATTCTTTTAAATTTAAATCATACTTTATATCTTCATTTTTCATTAATCTCGGATTAAAACTTTCTACAGTACAAGCCATATTGAGAAATTCAACTCCGTTTGCATATGTTACTACAATTCTAGCTGGAACTTTTAATCTCTGTATTTTTTCTATAAAGTCAACATAACTTTGTCCATCACTGCTACTTCCTACTTTAAGCCATTTGTAATCATGAGTAGGGAACATAGAAGATATAGACAACGTTCTAAGTCCCATATCTCCTATTAGATTTAATATACCTGCATTAACAGTTTCAAATTCTTCATTATTTTGTGGTTGCTCATATCCTAATTCATCAGGAACTACAGGAAATACTTTAATTTCATTGTTATTATCATAACTCATTACTATATTCAATCGTCTACCTCCTATGCCAAGTTTGGTTTATTGTTATTTACTGCATCATGCACAGTTTTTAATATTGTATTTTTTAGATTATCGTCTCCATAAATCGGAGAATGGAAATTTACTATTATAGGTTGTTGGTTTGTATAGTTATTTACAGTAGTTCCATTGCCTTTACTACCAAGAATATTATTTGCTTGGTCTAATAAGGATAAAGAACGCGGTGTTTTCTTTAATGGTATAGCTATTTCTGGACCAGCTTCTCCAAATATTGAAGCTTCTGTTGCTATTCCACCTTTTGCATATTTAGCTATTTTATTTGGTACTCCAGAATTATTAACTTTATTGTCAAGTCTATTAGGATCTATTCCAGTTTCACCTCTAGCATCGGCAGCTTTACCTAGAGATCCACCTCTACTCCCTCTAGTCTCATAACCACCTTCTCTAACTGATTTAAAGAAGCCATTTGCATCATGGTCTTCTAACCATTTATAGAACTTAGCAGCCTTTTCTTTAACAGTGTCCCAGTGTGTAGCAATTAAGACTAACCCACCTACTATGGCTGTTATCCATCCTACTGGTGTCAGTGATAAAGTTCCACTAAATGCTAAGGATGCTAATTCTGCAAGTTTTAAAGCACCTTCAACTAGTTTTATAACTTTTATTGCTCCATATAATATTAAAAATGCTTCACCAAAGAATTTTATTTCATCTTTATTATCTTCCACATATTTTATTACTTTTTCGATAGAGTTATATACTTTATCAAATACTTCAGAGGCCTTGTCTGCTATTTTATCCATAGTTCCATCTTCTTGCCATCTTTGCAAAGTATCAGCAACATTTTGTATTTTACCTTTTAATTTATCAAGTGCTGAACTAGCCTTAATAGTTCCATTCTCTTGCATCCCTAATATTTTAGCTAGAGAAGATTTAGTTATGCCCGTTATAGTAGACCACATTCCACGACTTGTTTCACTTAGTGCTTTTGCTCCACCTTTAAACTTTTTCTGCATCATACTTTGTACTACGTCCATTAATTTAATTTGATCTATGACTTGACCTTTAGAGTTAAATATAACACCTTCACCATACTTTTTATTAGATTCTGCTAATATCATATCTTTTCTTAATCCGAATTCTTTAATTCTCTCAAATTCTCCCACAGCAATATCTGTCATCGCTTCGGTTGCTTGGGAGATTGATTTATTTGTACTACCAGCCATATTAGCAACATCTTTTAACCATCGTTTAGAACTTAATCCATATGTCTCCATTGTTGCTGTAGCTTCTACTACTGCACCTGTTTCAAATGGTGTTTTATTTGCAAATCGAACTGCATTAGCCATTAATTTACTAGCCTTTTTAGTATTTTTAGTAGCTGTCTCTAATTGTACTTTGTACCCTTCCATATTAAAAGCTTCGCCAAACCCTACTTTTGTTGCTAACCCTGCTACAACGGTTGCCATAACACCTGCCATTTTAGCTGTTCTATCTCCAACTCTTTCAAAATTCTTTATTGACTTATTTGCAAAATTTGCTACACGTTTAGTTGCTCTCTGTGTTTGTTTGTCCATGTTTTTTACATTTTTGCTTGCTCTTATTAATCCTCTTGACATGTTGTCTCTTAAAGATAATATTGTTGCTATATTCCTCGATGCCACTTAATCACCTCTTTTCACCGAATATAGATTTGAACTTCATTTCGTCATACTTAACTGTTTCTTCGTTATTTTTTTGTATTGCTCCAGTGATTAAAAGTTTTGAGAAATAATCAAGTGTTGGAATTTTTGATAAATCTTCAAATGGAGTTCCTTTAGCAAGACAATATCTAAATATATTAAAATCTATATTATCTTGCTCTATTAGTTTTTTACTTCTTCTTCAACCTTTTCTTTTACACTTTCACTACTAAATGCTTTATCTATTTTATCTGCTAAATTTTGAGTTTCATCTATTCCAAATACTTTAAATGGCATATCCATTGGATCTTTTATTTCTAAACTTTCTCTCAATTTTTTATCTTGTAAAAACTCGCAAGTTATATAAACCAATTCTTTATTTGCTTCATATATTTCTGTTAAATCTTGTCCTAACACTTCACCTTTTTTGTTGAACTTAAAAGCATTAGATATTCTATTTGAATATTCTATAAGTTGATTATCAGTAGGTCTATTAAATCTAACTAACCCAAACCCATCAACCTCTATGTCTGTAAATTTAATTCTTTGTTGTTCTTTTTCTATTGCTTTCTTTCTAAATACTTCTAATGTTAAAACTGTATTTTTATTCATACATAATCACCTTTTCTTGTTTAATTAAAATAACCCCTACAAACAAATGTAAGGGTTTATTTATTATAATTTTTCTACTGTTGCAAATTTAAACGGTAATTCCATTTCAGTTATAGCTGTATCATGTGCAAATTCTTGTATAGTCATAGAATCAAAAGTTACCTCGCCATACTTATATCTATTAACTTTTCCATTATTACTTTCCATTTTTGCTATTATGTCTATATCTTCAATCCCATTATTCGATGCACTATCTACATAAGCATCTATTAACTCTTGCTCTGTTCCATCACGTCTCAATGTTAGTGTACCTGTCCCCGACCAACCGTTAGGAATTTGCACCTTACCATAATGACCGTCTCTAGGATCTGTAATTTCCTCATAATTTTTCGTAATTATAACAGAAAGATTATATGTATTTGTATACCTATTTCCACTTACCCAAGCCTTACCATTTTTCCCATGATAATAATTATCTGAAATTGGCATCTATATCACCTATCCTTTCTATGCCATCAGTATGGACAAGTCTATATCTTCCATAGCATTTAAATATTTAACTTTTCCACCAACGAATACGTCTGTTCCAACTGTCATTTCTTTTACTTTGTCATCATCCCAACTGTCAACAATCTCTTTCCCATACTTAGGAATATTAGCAAGTCTTTGTTTTGCTATATTAACATTAGCAATGTTTTTATAATTTGGATCCATTATTTTATCCATAGCCAATGAACTAAAGTATGCGTTCATAGCACCAAAAAATAAAAATTGATTATCAGCTTCGTTTTTATATCTTCCTTTATAACTATCATTCCAAACTTTATACACATCAGAAAAAGTTAAATCCATAGATTCAACAATCATTATAAACTTCATATCATCTGTAATTCCACTACCAGTAGTTTGCAGACTATTTACACCTCTTGCAACTTTAACTTCTCCTTCATCGTTAAATAGTGCAAATTCTCCATTACCTATAGCTGCATCTAAATCATCAGGTTCTACTACACTTTCAAACTTTTCTAATACTTTTGCTATAACAGATATATCTAAGCTTAATCCTGCTAATAATCCCATTAAATAGCTTACAGCCTTATCTCCTGTTTGTTCTGCTCTTTCATCTTTAAATGTTACTTTTTCATTAGTAAAATTAACAACATGCATATTATCACTTGTAGTAGCTTTATATACAAATGTTTTATATCTTTTTTTATCATTCAAATTTGAAGATTTTACAAAACTGACTAATTCATCTGTTTCTACTTGAGTAGCATCTACTATGCTTATCCAGCAATTGAGAGGAACTTTGCCTTTAATTAGTTTTAGAGTATCTGCTAAAGTTCCTGTTGTATCCATTCTGAATACATATAATTTTTTAGGTGTTCCCTCTAAACAATCTTTAATATACTGTATATTTTCTGCTGTATATTTTGCTTCTTCTATATTATCTAAATCATCTATACTTGTGTATTCTACACTTGTGAAATTTGTATCTGTATCATCTTTAATTATTAATACAGCATAACCTTTTTGACCTCTCTGAAAAGCACTTACTCCTAGACTTATGAAATCTAGTATAAATTTTGGCATTGTTATATTTGCCATTGATTATCACTCCTTTCTTAAATTAAATCTAAATCACCCATAAAACCTACTTCTTTCACTTCAACTTCTAATTGTAAATCTAAATTTTCTACGATTGGTGTATTATCAACTTTTTCATACTTATCTGTTAGCATTAATTCAAAGCTACAATGTAAAACTTTATCTACTGTATCAAATTCCAATCTAAGTATGTTCAGTACAGATCCATCATTTAAATACAATTTCTGATTTAGAAATAATTCTTCTAATTCGTCTTGTATATCCATATTTTCTAAGTAATTTTCATTTCTATCCTTACTGAAATAATAAATTCTAACAGTCATATTTTTATCTTTTGCATCGTTCATAAAATCGCTTGAATTATCAGTATCTAATTTCAATAAAAAAGAAGGTCTGATAAGACCTTCTTTTTTGTCTGGTGTAGTTATTTTAGTATTTGCATATTTAATTTCAAGCCTTTGTACTACACATTTATATATATCACTATTTTTTATCATTCTACACCACCTTATAAACCATGTTCATTTATTAGTTCATCTAGCCAATCCTGTGTATCATTAAAATACTTATTTTGAAATCTTTTTTCTGCATCTTCCATAAAGTTATAACCTACTACAAAACCAATTTCATTTTTATTTTTGTCTACAATTCTATGTCCTTTATTTAATAAATGTGCTAAAGGGTGACTATTATAAACTCTTATGCTTAAATCTTTACTTTGATACATATATGGTTTCCCACGTTTGAATCCATTTTCTACGTCTTTACTCTCTCCTTGTCCAGTACCTATGCCTTTACTTTTATATACATTTTTAGTTTCTTTTCTCAATTCACTTCCTTCTCTTTTTATAAAGTTTCTTGATTCTTTTTTCTTAACATCCATTGCTAAAGCTAATAAATCCTGTTCAAAATCAGCAAAATCATTTTTTGACACAGTTATTTCCTCCTACTCATGAACAATTTTTGTATTAAACATCCAATATTGTTCTCCATTATTAGAGTAAGGGAAAAATTCTAATACCTCATATTTCAAATTTTGATTTTTAAAAAACATATCTATTTTAGGTTCTTTTATACTCAATCTTCTAACTTTTATTTTTTGTGTAGTTATAACCTCTGTAACATCTGTTCCACCAACTTTTCTTATACTTCCTTTACGATCAGATATTAACTCTGCAAATATATCTTTTATCTTTTCCACTTTATCATCATCTGTTCCTAAGCGTTCATTTTTTACAAGTACCGTTCCCCATAATTCCATTTTTGTAAATTTCATATTATCACCTATTCAGTATAATCATAACTATATTTTAATTGTGCTAGTATAGCACTTAATGATTTTTCTAAATTTTTAGATATAGTACCTATAATAACTATATTTCTATTGTCGTACCAATGTCTAATCAGCATTCTCATAGCTAAATTAAATAGATTACTTTCTGTATCTACATTAATATCTGTAGCATTTATTATATAGTCTTTTGCTGTATCGATTAATATTTGTATATCTTCATCGTCATCTGTATAGTCTATTCTTAACCATCTTTTAGCTTGTTCTATAGTTACCATATATCCACCTGCCTTTTTTAAAAAAGAGCATAAAAAAAAGAGCCTCTGCTCTACCTAATTACTCTATAGTTATTTCACCATACACAAATGCATCTTCATCAACAAGTTTTATATCTTCTCTAGTTATAGCTCTAGTATCAGTTCTATTTTTCTTAAATGCATCACCACCAACTTGCGTACTCATTAATGAAATTGCATCTCTGTCAAATAATGTAATAGCTTCTTTTAAAGAACCCATTATAATTGGTGCTTTAATTCCTAAAGTTGTATCATTAGCAAGTGTTTTATTGCTATACTTCAATATTGGATATTCTCCAAACAATAATTTTTTAGTTTTATCAGTTGGATCTGATTGTAATAAATAATTTCCCTGTGAATCCTTTTGAGTATCTAACCAATTAAATCCAGTTTGATTTGTAACAACAACGGACATTTCTGCAATTGCAGGATCTAGAGTTTCATTAAAAACAGATTTTAAATCATCAAAGTTGGTTATAGCTGTTTTAGCTTTAGTATTAAGAATATCAACAATCAATTTATTTCTTGTAGCTACTTGTTTTCTAGCTAACCATCTATTTAAATATGCAGACAAATTTGCATTATTATCAGCTAAAAGATTGTTAGGAATTGGTAAAATGCCACCCCTATCCTTTATTGCATAAGGAATATTTACAAATTGAGGTGTATCTGTATCAGGAATATCAACTCCTTCTGTGAATTCTGTAAACGGAGTATAAAGTGAATCTTTTTCTATATTTCTACTCCCTGTAAGAGTTGTTACTGACTCTACATTTACAAGTTCTTCTAAAGATTTATACTCTCTTTTCAACTCTTTTATTGCTGTTTTTTGGTCTACAGGTATTAAAAATCCACCATCTTCTCCTGTTGAACTTGATAAAGCATTACTAAATTTTTGTAATAATTCCTGATCTTCTATTGATATTCTTTTGCCTCTCAGAGAATTAAAGAATGCTTTGCTATATTTAGCATCATTATCAACTTCAATTTCATTTCCTTCGACTTGATTCATATTACCAGCATTAATAGAATTTTCTGCGTCTGCTTTTTCGGCTGCTTCTTTTTGAATTTGAAAATTCAATTTAGCTTTCATAGTTCTAATTTCTTCTGCCTTGTTGTTTATTTCTTCTGCTTTTACTCCTTCTTTGTTCATAAGTGCATCAGCTTCATTATTTAATTCTTTTAACTTTATTCTAATTTCATCTGATATTTTCATAATATACACCATCCTTTAAATTAATTGTAATTTTAATTTTGCTTTCGCAATTTCTAGTTCTTCATTATTTGAATTTCCAACTACTGTACCCTCTTCAATTTCATTTGTGATTTTGCCTTTTAATTCATTTCTAATTTTATCTATTAACTTTTGTGGTAGCATTCCATTTTCCATATTAGCTGCAAATTTAACTCCATCATCAAACATTATGCTATCTACAAAACCTTTTTCTTTTGCCTCTTGAGCAGTCATGAAAGTTTCATTAGACATAAGATTTAATAATTCTTCTTGTTGCATTCCAGTCTTTAGGATATATGCATTAGCTATTGATTTATCTATGCCTTTTAGAACAGTCGCACCATTTTCAAAGTTTTGTGCATTTCCTCTTGCTACCATAGATGCTCTGTGAATCATAACTTGAGCTGTAGGAGATATTGATAAAACATCAACACCCATCGCAGCTACACTAGCAGCACTAGCAGCAATACCAACTATCTTACCTGTGGTTTTACCTCTATAATCTTTTAATGCTGTGTAAATTTCACTTCCTGAAAATACATCACCACCACCACTATTTATAATAACTTCTACTTCTTCTCCATTAGCCTTTTCTAATGCCCTGTTAATGTCTCTAGGACTTGTAGCCTGTATATCTAGCCAGTCATATATCCATTTATCACTATCGCTAACAATAGCACCTTTTACATCTATTTTCATTATTCACTTCCTCCTTTCTTCCACTGATTGCCAACTTGATTCAGCTTAATATAATTACCATTTCCAATTAAATCATCAGCACCTTCCTTATATGGTTGATTTAATTCTTCTCTAGCCTCATTCGGTGACATTAAGAAGTTTTGTATATAACTAGAATAAACTTCTGCCTGTGTTTTGCTGTCCATTTTGAATAATACTCTTTCATTTATGTGTAGTCTCATTCCATTTTTAATCTGTCCTTTAGAAGTTAATTTATATGTTACTTCCTGTTCATACGAGTTGAAGGAAGGATGTAAAGTATTAACATAGAAATCAAGTTGTTGTGTCTCGGAATTGCTGTAACTAGATTTTTCGTAATTATTAATTACATTCGGCTTAACTCCAAAAGCTGCTGCTATTTGTAGCGCACTGAATTTATTGTTTTCAAAAAACTGTGCATCTGATAATTTCATGTCCATTAACTGAGCTTGCATCCCTAATGGTAACGGTATGAATTTCCCACTACCACGCTTCGCCGAAAAATTTTCTAATTTTTCAGCCAATGCATCTTCACCTTTTTTATTGATATCACCTGTATAATGTATAAGAATTTTGCTGCCAAACATATTATTTTCATATAGCTTCTTTAAAAAATTGTCTGCATTAAGCCTACTTTGTATTTGAGCTTGCAATATATCTTTTGTTGCCATGCCAACTAACCCATTTAGACTCATACCTGTTTTAAAATGTAGTATTTCATCTTGCGAAAATGTCCACTGTTTACCTGTATTGGAATCTGTCCAAACATACCATATGGAATTTGTGTTACCAAATATTCCGGCATTATCTATCCATATCGATACTTCTTTGCTAGGTAATATCCATAATTTACAAGGTTCACCTTTGTTAGTTTCTATATAGGCATAAGCATTTCCATAGTGCAATTTATTGAGCTCTATGCATCCCCAAAAAGTAGAAGCAGAATAATATTCATTAGGCCTTATGTTTAGCAATATATCTATGTTGTTATCTACAATCTTTTCTTTGCCCTTTTTTTGTGTAATTTTGCGTTTTTCCCAAGGCATTTTACTTTGAGTTTCTGATAAATGTTTAAGACAAGTAAAATATACAACTTCACTAAGTTCGCTTGAGCTTGAAATGTTGTTAGTATCTAAGCCTATACTTCTGAAAAATTCTTCTGCACCTGGATCATTTAGAGTGAAACCAGTTCTATTTACTATTTTTTGTAAGAATCCCACATTTCCTCACCCCCTTTCTTATGTTTTTGCTGCAGCTATACCTAATATTATAAAAGTAGTTCCTAAAACATATAAGAAAGCTATATGGTTTATCAAAAAAGTTGCATAATTTATATAAATCACACCCAAAATAAACAAGCACTCCGGTATGTTGCTAAAAACAAGCTTTTTAATTTTTGTATTTATATTGGAAATAAGTTTTTTAATTTTCATCTTTGCCACCACCATATAATCTATTTAGGTACTCCTCAGATGTATATTTATTAGTATTAATCAATTCATTAGTATTGAATATCGCTCTACTTAAGCTCATCACTAAAGCTATTATTCCATCTATTTTGAATTTACTTCTTTTCTTAGAATATTTTATATTTACTGCATCGTCTGAAACAGCTACAACATTTTTAGCCATAAATCTAAGAAAACTATTATCAGCTATTATTAACCTTTCTTCTAACAGCAAGTTTTCAAAGTCTTTTATAACAGGAGACATTGTTTTGAATCCTTGTCCCATTTCAGCTACATCATATTTATCTTCTAGTTTTGCTCTAACATCTTTTGCACCCCATCTATCGTATGCTATTTCTAAGTTTTTGAAATTATATTCAAGGTCAATTTCTTCAACATCTTCAACCATGTGATTTACATTTATAGATTTTCCTTCTAGGGCTATTAATTCTCCTTTTTTAACATATGTATCATATCTTATATTATCTCTTTCAGAACGCTCCTCTAAAGTATCTAAAGGTGTATACATTCTAGGATATACTATATACTTATCTCTTTCATCATCGTAAAAAGTCCTTAGATAAGCTGTTATATCTTGGCATAACGACATATCTAAACCACCGCAATACTTAAGTCCACTTAAATCTTCTAAATCTATATCTTTAACACAAGAATCCCATAGGTCCATATTGATAGCATTCTCTATATCAGTAGTTACGTGCTGATTAAGGTACAATCGTCTAAATGCATTTTCCCTAGTCTTTAATTTCATAGCTTTTTTAGCGAAATCTTGTAAATCTTTAAGCTTTCTAAACATTCCTAATGCTGGATTCGCTTTTACTTGTTGTTCTATATCATCCATCTTGCAATTTTTATCAGCTTCATATATCTTATAATAGAACGCCTCGTCGGTGAATTCACCATTCTCCAAACATTTACTATAAGTATACATTTCCATTTCTAAATTAGCAGGATCCTCACCACTACTGGCTGTTGTTGTCATGAATAAAAGCGGATCGTCCCATAATCCCATACCAGTTCTTAACTTTTCATAAGCTTTAGCATCTTTGTATTCGTGTATTTCATCTAATACTACGCAATATGCTGCATATGAATCAAGTCCACCACCATCATTGCTCAATACTCTTAAATAACTATTAGTAGCCTTTCTGTACATAAACTTTCTACTATCTGTGATTTTTACATATTTCTTAAGGGTTTTATTATTGGTTATCATCAAGTTTATTGTATTAAACAAGTTACCAGCTTGCGTTTTATCATTAGCAACTATTATATATTCAGCACCGAATGTGTAATCTGTGAAATATAAGTAAGTCATGATCCATGCTGTCAAAGAACCTTTACCGTTTTTACGACCTATGTCCAATAATGATTCTCTAAAACGTCTAAAATTTGTTTCTATATTCTTGATGCATAATATTTCTGTTATTATTTCAAATTGAAATTTTAAAGGCTTTATTTTTTGGCCTTTTTGCCCTTTGTCTAGTTCTAATTTAGTTATAAACTTATAAAACTTTCTAGCTTCATCCTCATCATAATAATATTTATCATCATTCCATTTCAACTTCAATTCTTCTATAAGTTCATCCAAATCATATTCAATTTGCTCTTTTATATGTTTTTCTATAAATGCCCTTAATTTTTCGTTCATATCACCTCACCTACTACTTAGAAATCATCGCTTCCATTTCTGGATCTATTGGTTCTTTTGTCAAATTAGAATTACTATTTTTATTCATCCTCTCTCTAGAAGCTGGAGTCAGTCCTAATTCTTTAGCCCCCTGTAACATTTTTTCTTGAGCTTTATTGGAAATACTTTCTTCTGGTCTTTGCTGTACATATCCATTTGGGGTTTTGAACGTAAGCCCTTCTTTTAATAATGTGTTCTCGCACTGTTTCCATTTCGAATAATTCCTGCAATAAATTTCTAAAGTTTTTAAATCTTTAGATGTAAATTCTGCTCCTTCCTGTGCTAATATTTTATATACTCTTTTCCATTCTTTTTTTGCTTCTTTATCTAGCCAACTTGGACATGTTTCTTTTTTAGTTTTCTGCTCTTTTGATTCTGTTTTTACCATAAAATCACCTTTTTACCCCCCCCTCACCCTAAAATCTATGTTTTTTTGCACACGACTTGGGGGATACGGTCTTGATACAGACGTCAAAAACTTTAATATACCCCCTACCCCATATAAATGCAATTTCAATAGAAATATTAATATTTTCTAATACCAATCAGGTCTATCTCTGTTATATGTCTTTTCTTCCTTAGTTATCAGCTCGCCACATCGTTCGCAATGATATATGTCTATCCTTTTCCATTCACTATTAAACCCACAAGACGTTTCATACTTCTTCGTTTCTAAGTGAACTAACTTATGATTGCATTTCAATCCACTGCATCCTCCTTTTGGTGGTTGTGCTACTGGCTTATAATTTGGTTTATATTTTGATGGTGGTAATTCATTTTTGCCAATCATTCAATCACTCCTTATATTCTTTTTCATATCTATTTATTAAACTAAATAAATACCGTTGCATATTTCTTTTGCTTTCATCACTCTTGTCATATTCTTTATGTATCTCTGCATGACTTGCATCTGATAAGTAAATAAGATTAGTAATGTCATACACTCTGTCATTGTTATCCTTTACAGGTTCTATATGATGGCTCAGTGTTCCATATATTATTTCATCATACTTGTATAACTGGTATATATCTAACCCTTTGAACTTATGCTTGCATTGCTCTGTAAGTTTAATCCATATTGGATTATGATATATTGCATAAGATTCTTTATCTCTAAAATACTTATCATAATGTTTATTTCTTGAATTTTTTTCTTTCTTTGTCTTTGAAGCGCATTTATCGCAATATTTCTTTTCAAATTCAATTTTTTTACCACATCTGCATAATCTCATATGTGCCATATAATTACCTGTAGTCTATCCTTCTGATAATGCAGTCAACAACAATACGATAAATATCATTAAAAATAATGCTGCACATATCCATATTGGACTTAAAACCCATAACCAAGACCAACTTATTTTATTTAATAACTTTAATGTTATGAATAATAGTTGTAATAAACCTACAAACCCTACTCCATTACTACTTCCTGCATTTTCTTTAGACATCAATACTTCCTCCTTATCTATAATCTACTCATTGCTTTTCTTAGTTGCTTCTTAGTCTTTCTAGTATATATTCGCGTAGTATTAATATTACCGTGTCCTAACACGTCCGCTACTTCATCTATTGTAAATCCTTCTTCCATCATTCTAATGCCAGCTAGATGACGAAAATTATGAGCATGAGCTTTCGACAACTTGACTTTTGCCATTCCTGCATATTTTTTTATAAGATTATCTATACTTTGTCTACTCATTACATTATCGTTATTTTTATTAACAAATAAAGATCCACCAATAGGCTGTTTTCTGTCTCTTATGTAATCTTTTATATATTCTCTCAAATCATCTGTAATAGGTACATCTCTTGCTTTTTCTCCTTTCCCTATTACTGTTATATAATCATTAGCCACATCTGAGACTTTTAGTTGTAATACTTCTGAGACTCTCATTCCTGTTAGATACAAAGCATAGAATAAAGCTACAGCTCTTAAATCTTTTTCTCTAATAGCAATTCTTACAAGCCTATCAAAGTCAGTCATTTCTAACAGTTCGTCTAGATATTCTTGTTTTTGTATCTTAATCAATTTAACTTTAAGAATCTTTATTAAATCTATTTTTTCATTCTCATTGATCCATTCTAAATATTTTTTTAGACTAAATAATTTTCTATTAATAGTTTCAGGCTTTAAATTTTTTTCAAATAGTAAATCACTTTTATATTCCTCAACGTTTATATTTTTTATTTCTTCTATATCTTTACAATCTATAAATCTATCAAATTGTTTTATGTCTGTTATGTAATAAGAAATGGTATTCGGACTTTTATCTTCTCTTTGTTCTTCTATATAATCTTCTAAAAAATCTTTTATCTTCGTCTTTAATCCACTCCTTTATCTATAGATTTATTTATTACATAACACTAATAATGTAATACTTCTTTGATTCCCTTTAGTTCTTTGATATTACTTTGTTTCAACTACATTTTTTATGTAAAATAGTTTTTAGTATTTTTTTGACATTTCCTCGTCTTTGTATTATATAAAGATAAATAAAAAGCAGACAAAACTGTCTGCTTTTTTAGGGAGAGAAATGTTTATTTAGAAAAATGTCTTTCACTATTACCCTACAAAATAGAAAAAGTTTGACGTTAGTGTCAAACTTTACATAAATTTTTTTATTTTTTTTAAATTATTCTTTGCTCTTTTCAAAGTTATACTTACCGTTCCTTTTGTTACTCCTAACTCATTTGATATTTGTACAATAGTTTTATTATCGAAATAGTACATATTTAATATCTCTTTTTGTCTATCTGTTAAATATTCATTCATTGCAATTTTAAGATTATTTTTCATTCTCTTGATTTGCATATGATTCGTATTCATATTTTTCTGCCCCATGATAGAAAAGATGAGGTCTTGATTTTCTGCTGTTAACTGTATATTCTGCACTACGCCACCACTCCTTTTTGTAATAATTTCTGGCTTCTATTCCTATCTCTCTTGTTGTTCTATATATATTTGATAATTTATTCAATCTATCTTTTAAATCATTTATTTCATTGTTTATGTAGTCTATCTTAGATTCCTTTTTAGCTTTTATTTTTAATTCTTCTAATTGCTTTTTTCTATTATTTAGTTCTCTCATTTTTCTACTTAATAACTTACAGCTATTTTGATATTCTTTTCCGACATCTTGTAATCTCAATATTCTCCCTCCTTTAAAATAAAAAAGTCCCAAGATAACCATTTTAAAAAATGTTTATCTTGGGACGCTTGGTCCGCTACTTGATTTCTATGTAATTCATCTGTTTACATTTCTTACATCTTATTTTTAATTTACCTTTTAACTCTCCTAATGTTTTCCCACAGTTTTTACATTTTACTTCTTTCATCCTGTGTCCCCCTTCTAATCTTATATTTAACGTTACTTATATTATTTTTAATTGATATTGAGCTTGATAATTATTAATTCTATTTACTGCAGTTTCATAATAATTTTTATCTAATTCAAACCCTGTATATTTTCTATTAGTATTTATAGCTGCTACTGCAGTAGATCCACTCCCCATACAATTATCTAATACTATTTCATTTTCATTTGTATATGTCTTTATTAAATATTCAAGTAAAGCAACAGGTTTTTGAGTAGGGTGAAGATTACAAGTTTGCTTATCCGAACTAAATACTAGAATATCTCTTGGGTATCTATCCGTTTCCCCACCCCCATTAATTTCTTTAGATAATTTTCCATATAACTCCGACTTATTTTGAGTTGATATATATTTTGTATAGTTATTTATAGGTTTATGTCCGTAAGTCTTTTGAGGGTTATATGTTGGTGCTTTTTTATAAAAAATTAATATATTTTCATGAGCTTTTAATGGTGCTTTATTTACATTTAAGTGACCTGTAGCCTGTGTCTTTTCCCATATCCATTCATACCTAAGTAATTTTAAGTTGCTACACCCAAGTATCTTGTCAAACGGAGTTTGTGCAAACAATACTATTGCTCCGTTATCTTTTATTATCCTTTCATACTGATCCCAAAGCTTATCCAATGGTATTATAGAATCCCATTTACACCTCGTTGTGCCATAAGGTAAATCACATAGAATCATATCTACACTGCAGTCTTTTATTAACTTCATTCCTTCCAGGCAATCCATATTATAGATTTTATTTAATTCCACTATTTTCTCACCTTCTATCTATTACTTTTAGCTTTTTCTAATAACTCATCTATTTCAGCAGTTAAACAGCCTTCCTCTAAATTTTCTTTTATATACTCATTAGCAACTCCCAAAAGTTCTATGTATTCACGATTCTGCGACATTAAGCTATGTTCCTTAGATAGTAAGTCTATATAAGCTTTTTTTATATCTGCTATGTGTTTTAATAGTATGTCATTTTCCATTTTACGTTCAGCATTTTCTTCTTTTAATCTCTTTTCTTTATCTTCAAGTCTACACAATTCTTTATCTAGTACGTCAAAGGTATTTACTTTCTTTACTATTTCCTCTGCATTTTCTCTATTATCCTTAATTTCTAATATATTTTCGTCTGCATCTAATATCATGTTATTTCCAAAAATATTCATAAGTTTTAATGGTAATTTCATTTTTACCCCTCCATTACTTTTGATATTTCTTTGTTTATATCCGCTCTAATATTCCTTGCATCTTCAATTAAAAGACATTTATTACATCCTACATTTTCATCTTCCTCTTTGCATTTACAAGGTATATTCTTTAATTCTAAAATAGCATTTTTAAGATATATGCTTGCATTAACTCTCTTTTTTCTTGCTTCATGGTGTTTTAGAAATATATTCAAGTAAATATACATAAATAAAGAAAACCCGATAATTAAATAACCTAATATTTCACTAATCAGTTTCAATTTATCTAACACATTCTTACTTCTTTCTCATCTTCATCAAACATATACGCACCATTTATTTTAAATCCTTCCGAATCTCTCACTGTTAAATCCTCTCCATAATCATTCGCCAACTGTTGCAGTTCTTCTATTAATTCATTTATTTTCATGTGATTATCCCTCCATGTATTTTATTATTAACGACTATACTCGAGTTCCAATAGTCATACCATCGCAAAATTCTTCAAAACCTTCATACTCATTATTTTCAAGACTTTCAAGGAATGCATTACTTATGCAGAGCATCAGCAAATTTTTATCTTCTTCCGATACATGTTTTTGAAAATCTATGTCTATATGTAACTTTCCATTATCGTTTATAACTGCATATGCTTTTTTGATATGCTCGGACATTTCTTTTGGTAACTTTAACTCTTTTCTGTTTAAACTTATATTTTTAATTTCTAATAAAAGATTTTCGCCATTATATATTTCATCACTTTCTCCATCTTTTAAGTCCAATATTTGCTCTATTACATGTTTTATTTCATATTGTTCCATAATTCCGTTTAACTGTTCTCTAATCCACTCTTTAATGCTTTCCTGCTCTTGTAGAGTTTGTTTCTCTCCTTCAAACAATTCTCCAGTGAATACATTTACTATTATCATTAAATTCCCCTCCTACCAATGCTTATTAAGTGTTTTATAATACTCAAATAGTCCGTTCTTTATAAGTCTTTTCTTAGCTTTTAAAATTGTATCTATGCATCTATCTAGTGCATCTGCAACTCCTCTCGTACCGTCATTATCTACATATTTACAAATGTACTCTAATTCTTCCTCACTAAGTTTTTTAACTCCTAACTTCCCCATAATATCCTCCTAAAAATATAGATGGAATCTTATTTTAGTCCTGTCCGTCTTGATTTGAACTAAGTTCATGCCCTAGTTCTTTCAATTTATCTTTTACTTCTTCTATTCCTCTACTTCCTAAATTCCTAACTTTTTTTAGGTCTAACTCACTTCTTTCAGTAATTTTAGACACAGTATCTAATCCAGCTCTACATAGGCAATTATATGTTCTTACACTAAAATTCAATTTATCAATATGCATAGTCAACCCCCCAGTTTCGCAAATATCTTAATCCCCTGCGTTTAACAAGCTTCTAATCTTCTCTTTTGAGCTGCAACTACTAACTCATCTAGCTTTTCACTTAACTTAACTGTTTTTTTATGTGTAGCTCCATATTTCAAACAAGATTGTGCTACTATCTCTCTATACATTTCTATCTCTGTATTTTTAATTACTTTACCAGCTTCTTTTTTAACTGCTTCATCATTAGTAATTTTCATAGCCTTCTCCATAATTCCCCTTACTGTTAGTTGCTTTAACATGCTTATTCCCCCCAATTCTTTATTTAATAAGATTCTTCAAATTATGTATTTTAATAGCTTCCCACTTCTTGCTTTTTTCTTGATTTACTACATCTGTCATTTCGTCTAATTGTCTTAACATTATTCTTACATCTTCCATTTCTTCCTCGATATTATGTTGTTTACCCCTTAGATATTTTGTGATTGCTTTTTGCAACTCGCTTAATTCTTCTATTGCTACTATTAGCTGGGCATCCGTTCCAAATTTTTCAACAGCCTGTTTATATATATTCATATTTCCCTCCTTTTATCTAGAATGGAATATCATCATCATCATCTAATGCCTGAAATCCTCCTGTATCTAAGCCTACAGGTTCAAAAGATTTTTCATCATTTTTCCAATCTACTATTTCTATACCGCCATACATATCAGCTTGAATGTAATTTCTTTCTTTCCAATCATCGTTTTCATCTTTCCAAGTATCCCTATGGTATGATCCTTTAATGTTTATTCTTTGCCCTTTATAAAGTAAATTTATTAACTTTTCAGCACCTTTTGAAAGCTGTTCGACACGTAAAAAATCGGTAACTTCTTTATCATCTTTTTTGTATCCTCTCCCTTTTGCTACTGTTAAAATAAGCTTAGGTGTCCCATTTGGAAGAAACTTTAATTCCGGATCTCTTGCTATCCTTGCATTAGTTAGTACAGTACAATTCATATAATCCCCACCTTTTTTTACAAAATTATTATTTTTTTTAAATCTTTAACATTCAAAAGTTCTAGTGCTATATCTATACTTTCTTGTATCCCACACCCAAGTTTTTCTCTTACCTTTTCAGCTT